ATGTCTATCCCCTCATGAACAATCCAAGCTTCTGGTGATGTAATAAGTTCTTCAAGCCATAAAACCTGTTCTTTTACTAAAGGTTGTGAGGTTACAGAAAATTCATCTTTCCTGTCTACCCAAAGACTCGTTGTGCTATGCTGCCCTTTCCAAACTCCAAAATCGGTTTGGTTTCTATCAAAATTCGTGAATTTAGAATATGTAGCCCCTGAAGTTGAAATATTTTTCTCGTGAGTACCTGTTGCTATAAACCAATCTATACCTCCAAACATATTTTTAAAAATAAATTCTGTCCATTGTTCTCCAGATTTACCACAACTATGATTTCTTTTGTCTGTTAATTTAACAGTATGGCTTGGCCCACTCCTCCAGTTACTTCCATTAGTATTTTTATAGGTTTGTTTATGTGTCATTAAAATTCCCTCTTCAACAAGATTACCAGCAGCAGAAACAATATCATATTGTGTAGGGTCAGAAGACAACCAAGCGAAAAAAGATTGTATGCCAGGATTCATCAAATAAACAGCTAAACTATTTTCAGTAGCAGTAAAGTTACCTGATAAAAAAGAAAATGAACCAGCATTAGCCCCTGTCCAAGACCATTCCATTTGCACTCTCTTACTACTAGAGTTTCTCCTTGGTGTAACAATACAGTTCCATAACAATGGAGTAGTGTAGTTGGTTAAATTGCCGTCTGGCATATTTGTTAGTGTTTCATTCCAAGCAGAACCAGGCCAAGAAACGGCAGTTGCATTAGAACTACAAACTACAAATTTATCAACTCTAATATAATCATCAATACTACTATATCCCTCCATTGTTCTTGTGTTTGTGGGAATACAGGTAAACTCACTACAATATTTATAGTTTGATGTTTCTTCAATTAAAGTAGAGCTTGGCCCATAAGTAACTGGGTAAAATTTAACCCTAAAATCTTGCAAGAACATATCTATATACTCTTGCTCGCCTGGGTAAGACGCACACCATTTATTATTAAAAAATTTATCGTTTGTATAAAAGAATTGCCTACAATATTCCATAACATTACACATAAAGAGTCCAGTATGAGCCGCATCTCTATATGCGTTAAATATTATGCCTGTGTCATACCAATTATCATTTGTATCTCTTCTATAAAGTGTCCCTTTAAAAAAAGCTACATTTGGGTCAACTGTTTTTAATGATAATACTATAGGTCTATAGCATGTCATAAAATGTCCATGCTTCTGGTGGTGTAATTCAAAAACTGTAGCTGCTGCCATTATTTATTTCCTTTTAAGTCTTTATTTATTTGTTTATTTATATTAATCAGCATTATCCCCTGCAAATCAGCTATTATCTGTCTATAAACAGATGATTCTATCTGATTAAACCATCCTGGGTTTTTAACAACCATACCCCTGTTTGAAGCTGATGATGCAACGGCAAAAGCCATTTTTTTAGCCATTATATCATCTAGTCCATATTTTCTTTTACACCAAGTGATTAAAGCTGTTATATATTGACTTTCACCTCCTGGGTTAGTGAAAGAACCATAAGGGACATCTGTTGTTTGTCTGTTAAATTTTGACCCTCCATTATTTACCCTTAAAGCACTATCATTAGCCGTAAAGTCCCAAGTCATTATAATGCCATTAGTAATTGGAGTTCCTGCTCTTAAACTATTCACTGTTTTATTAGTTGTTGAGTGTGGTAGTTGATTGCCTCCCCTTGCCTCATTAAGCCCACTCCTCATCATCCTAATAACATTCTGACTAGGCTGCCCCATTAATCCTTGTATAATATTTTGGATTAACATTATTATGGATTTTGAGTTTGACTAGCAGGAAATGCTGGAGGGAAGCTAGCCATAGGGTCTTCATCAACACAAGGGTCATCTAACACTCCATAACAACATGAACCATCATCAACTCCTGCTGCTGGGTCGTAATTAACGGCTGCTGGGTCAGTACAACCACAAGCCCCAAAGAAAGCGACACAAGGGTCATTACAACCACCTGGAGGCTCAGGAGGGCCACCACAAGGGTCAACCGTTACGGCAATATTAGCTATAGCATCAAACCTAACACGAAGTGCCACTAATTTATCATTAAATATACCTTTTTCTCTTTCTATTGTTATTTTATGTTTCGGAATCCAAGCTTGACAACCTCCACCCCCACTAATCCCAAGTGCAAGGCAAGATAACATGTTCCACATCTTTATTTCAAGCTCTGACATTATTTGAATTACATCATCATCAAAAATTTGAATCCCCTGAGTGCTCCCTGATAATACTGGTCTCGCTATTATTAAATCAAACTGATAAACCTCCTTCACTCCTTCAGCAATATAACCTGACGGATAACTTATGTTTAATAAATCATAACAAATATTATGGTCAAAATTTATATGCTCTGGTGGCCCTACTTTAACTGTACAAAACCCAGCAGCATCTGCACAGGATTTAAAGTCAGTCATTAATTGTGTTAAATCGTATGTTAAACTATATGCTGGCATGATTTTCTTTATTTTTATTATTTAATTCTTTTTCGTATTGTCTTTGGTGATGGAAGTGAACAGCCCTCCCATCCATAGCTTGAAAATAAGATGTGCCTTCAATTTCAACATCACAATGAGCACATTTAATTTGCAATCCTTTTTCTTTTAACTTTTTTTCATAAACCTCCTTGCATGACTTATGAACTATCTTACCGTCTGAAGATGCAGTCCATTGACAAGCACATCCCTTCATAACAATCTCGCAGTTGGCACATATTTTAGTTTTATCCCCTCCCATTATGTTGTTATTTTTTTAGCTAAATCACTATATTTCTTCTCGTATAAATTGCAAGCGTTCTTCCAAGATAAATATGTTAAAATCTCATACAAATTTGTTACCAGAACACTATTTACTGGGTTATATCCTGATAAATTAAAAACTCCCTCTTTAGCTACATCATAAAGAGTGTTTAACCACCCATATCCATCTATTGTTCCTTTAGCTGCAAGTCTTGCTTTTGCATCCCCTCCTTCTGAAGATAGGTTAGGAAATCGTTCATTAATATGCTTTCGTGTCTGAACAAAAAAAAAGAGACATCCCATACTGTTGCCATATCAATTTCTCTGAATATAGCTGCTCTTTTCTCTACTACCTCATCATCAATCAACCCTTTAATCTCTCCTTTCTCTCTACATAATAGTGCCATCTGTTTTGGTAAAATATCTAAATGCCCATTTTCAAGCTGTGTGTTATTTAGCTCTACTTGTTCTGCTTCAATATAAGTCCCAAAATTTTCTCCCTCCATATTTGGAGAGGGAAGGTAATATGTTACCCCTCTAAATGAGAATTGATTCAATGCTATTGGGATATACTGTTCATTTAAGAAAGCCATACCTTTCATCATTCCCTCAACCTGCTCTAAAGAGCACATAGCTATCTCCTGCTCACTAAGTTTAGTCCAAAAACAAACAATTTTTGTATTAAAATTAATATTAGCAAGGCTTAATTGTAGTGTTTGTACCTCCTCGGTATCTCCTTTATAAAGTTCTTTAATCTCTTCCTCTGATTTTTGAGCTTTAACTATCTTAGAAAAGCCTAAAAAGTCGTTAAAGGTTACATCTAGCCAGCTATCTGGTAAATCAACCTCTTTTTCGTTTATAATTATTGTAGTCATTAGTTTAAAAGTGTTTTATCGTTTTTAAAACTTGGGTTAATTAAAACCATTCTCTCAAGTTTTTTTATTGTTTTTGTTAATGTTTTAGCCATTTTTAGTATAACTTTATCTATATTAACATGTTCTGTCTCTATTGCAGCAAGATACCCTAAAGAAGCCCAATAAACCATGTTGGGTAGGCTAAAATACCACTTATCTCTATAAAGTGGGTCGTTATAAGCGTAAGCTCCGTTATCATTATGTATCTCTATTATCACAGCAAGAAGCTCTAAAAATTCATCATACCCATCATCATTAAGACTTATCTTATCTAACAAGTCTTGCATGTCTGACAAATACTCTAATATTATTCCTTCATGGCTCATATTGATACAAAAAATGTCATGTTCGTTTCTCATATTGCAATTATAGTAAACTTTCTACATTTTCTAGGTAAATGTTTGGAATATTTTATCCCCATGCTAATATACTTCTACCTTTACCAAACAAAAATCTCATTCTCATCATTAAACTGTCGGCATAATCAGGGGAACGACCTATAGATTGCTTGATTTCTTTCTTAGAAAGTATAGCTAACTTACCATCTAAGTCTATATTTTTCCTTCTACACACCTCCAGCTCCTCAATTATCTTGTTGCGAATATCAATATTCTTCTCTTTTATCAAAATATTACCTGCGTTTATCTGTTCTGCTAACTTATAATAGCATTGTGTCTTTAAATTTTGGTAATTCTCAGCCTTTATTGCTTTTGAATTGTTTATAAAAGGAGTAACCCCTTTCATATAGTGAGAAAGATATTGACCTACACCATCAGAATCAATCACTATATTCTTTCTATTGATTCCATGTTTCTCTGCTAAATCTTTAATTAACATTTCAATATGATTGGCTGAACTTTTATCTTCTGTAATAATTTCCTCAACAGTAAGTCCTTTCCAGCGAGTTATAACCATTTTATCACTACCCATTAAAGCTACATCACAAGAAAGGAACGCTTCATCATCTTCTAAAACGGTATTCTTAAAAACATTTAAGAGTGCCTCGTATTCAAATAGTTTATCCTTCCCTTCATCATATTCCCAGTTACCATGCAATAGTCTTTCCCTTGAAACAGGGTCTAATTTCCTTAACTGCTCTTCATAAAACTCTGATATATGTGGGTTGTCAGCCAATTTAGCTTGAACAAACTTCTGGTGTTCAGGTAAATTATCATCCCTCCATTGTTTATAGAAGTCATATACCCAGTTTTTCGCTGGATTGCACGACATAAGTATCTTTGGCCGAAGGTCAAATTCGCCTAATTTATAACGAATCCTTGACGCAACAACATTCTTTGCTTTTTCAGTACACTGATTAACCTCGTCAATGAAAGCCCCAGAAATCTCAAGTGACCCGAGTGAATCAAAATTCGGGTCTGCTGGATATTGATAAAGGTCTTTTAAAAGTATAGAACTCCCATTTACAAATTCAATAACATTAGACTGAGCATTAAATTTATAAGCCTCTCCTTTTTTAACTTTCCAATCTGAGCAAACAGAAAAGAAAGAATTGAGTGTTGTTTCTTTAAGTGTTTTCAATACGGCTCTACCCATAAGCCACCTTGTGCCTGGGTATCTCAAACACGAATACAACAACCAGGCTGCTCCGAAGTAAGATTTACCACCACCAGCACTCCCCCCAAAGAGAATCTCGGAAGACTTTTGGTCATGCAAGTAATCCCAGGCCTGGTGTTGTTTTATTGTTGGCTTGAAATCAATATTCATTTTCTA